CATTAACACATCAATGGACCAAAGAATTAACTTGGAGTGCAGCCCCAACTAAAAATAGATTTGGTAGGGTAGCAGTAGGTTCAGATGGATCTGTATATGGTGGCGGCACAGGAGCACAGGCAAAAATTTGGAAGATGGATAGTTCACAGGCAAGGGCTTGGGAATACCAATTATCTGTTGCCATTAACTTACAACCTGATTGCGTTGAAATTGATTCCTCAAACAATGTCTATTACTATGGTACGTTGTCTACCACTGGCTATATTTTCAAAGTTAACAGCAGTGGTACATTGCAATGGACTAGGACCGTATACATAAACAACTTCATGGATGGATTTAAAGTTAGAATTATCAACGACATTATGTATGTGTTTGGACTTGGTTATGTCACTGGAGATGTTGGAGGCTATATTATGAAACTGCCTACTGATGGAACAAAGACTGGAACTTATGGAAACTTTGTTTATAGTTCTGTTTCAGCTAGTCTTACCAGCATAAACGAAATGACAATTACTGCAATTACTCCTACCATTGATGGTGGAACTATTGGTAATTACAATAGTTCTACCACAGCATCATTAACATATGGAAGTCCTGGTTTTTCAACATTGACAAAAACCACGCTATAAGGATTGTAAATGGATCAACTCTACTTTGAAGAAGGCTACATTGAAGCAGGATATCTAACTCGTGTTAGAGAAGCCAGTGTTGATTTGTCTCCTTACTTTGTTGATGGTTATCTACCTGATGACTACTTTACCTATTCAGGTAGCTCATTTACATTAACTGCTGAACTAACACCAGCAGGGGTTGATGTATTTGCCACAGGTTCTTGGAGCTCAGCATTTACACAAACGGTTGCTATCTCTAGAACAAGAAGTGGTGATAGTTCATTATCAACGGCATTTACACAAACTGCCAATGCAAATGTAATCCGTGGTTTCAGCATATCAATGTCAGCCACATTTACACAAACCGCTGCAATTACACACATTGAAGGTGTAGACTTATTTGCATTTAGTGATGCCGCATTGTCAGCACAAGTTTCTAGACTACGTGATAGCAATATTAGTGTCAGTGCAGTATTCAGTGCTGCCATTGACATCAGTAGAATTGTGCAGGTTAACGCAGATGAATCAGCCGCATTCTCATTCACCACTACGGTGGTTAGAAGCCGCGATTCAGCATCAAGCCTGGAAGCGGCTTTTTCATTGGCGGCATCAGCATTTACCTCAACCAATGGTGTTGCTACTTTAACATCAGCATTTACCTCAACTATTAGTGCAATTAGACTGAGAGGTATATCTAGTACTCCGCCAAGTGAGTTTAGCGTTAGTGCAAATGCAAATAGAATAGTTTCGCCAAGTGCGGAATTGACTAGTGCATTCACACAAACTGCCAATGTCGCTAAGTCAGCAGATGCCTCTGTATCAATGGCAGCACAATTGTCAGTGTCAGTATCAAATGATAGGATTCGCAGTTTTAGTTCTAGTCAGGCAGTTAGTGTATCATTGACTGCATCACTGAATCGCACATTGCAGGCAAATATAACACTAAATGTTAATGCAAGTCTTTCAGCAACTATCAGTCATATTCATGGTGCTGATTTAGTTGCATTCAGCAATGCCTCATTGTCAGCAACATCAACTATCACTCGTGGTGCGGCTGCAAGCCTAGCAAGTGAATTTGCACTAAGTGGTAGTCTAACGGGTACCCGTAGTGCTGGCGCGGCATTTAGTGTAGTTTCTACTTTATCTTCCAACTCTAGAGTCAACATACGAACAACCACCGTGACTGAAGTTGGTGGTAGTGGTTATGTCACAGCCACAATTGATACTTCAATCAAGAAGTGGGGTGCTGGCAGTCTCAAGTGGACAATACCTAGTGCTGATGAATATCCAACAAGTAATATTGTATGGACAGGTTCAGCGTTCAAGGCATTTAGCAATGGCTTTACATGGACCAGTTCAAATGGCACTGACTGGACTCGTGCCACAAACGATCTAAGTGGTTATGGTGGATTTTATGACATAACCTATGCCAATGGCAATTTTGTTGCTTGGGATTCTAATAATAATAGATACAAATCATCATCAAACGGCACCACATGGACTAATACAACCTTAACCAGTTCTGTTTGGGTAGGTAGTGGATTAACAGGACCACGTGAAGTTTATTATATTAACAGCAATTATTATGCGTTTGGTACGGCTGTTATTGGCACTACTCGCACACTGATTTCATATCGTTCATCATCACTAACTGGTTCATGGGCAAGATTTGATATCAGCGGTTTAATTAGTGATGCGAACCTAAATGGCGGTAGTGGGATTGCTGATATCAAACTAGTTGGGTCTACTGCCTATATCACCACAACTTTTTATGACAATTTCAATGCGGTTTATTCACGTGGAACTCGCTTTACTGGAACTGCTGCCGCTGGTTTCAGTATTCTAAGTGCCAATACTGGACATTTGTTTGCTCAGAAGAGTTCATGGGATGGTGCAAATGATTATCTAGCTCATGTAGTAGACGTTGATGAAGATTATAATGATGGTTCTAATCCCAATTATGGTTATATCTATTGGAAGAATGCCTCTACCACTGGCAGTTATTCATTCAATCAGATTGTTGTTGACATATCATATGCCAATGGCGTTTGGTTTATTGCCACTAACAATGGATTATATAAAACCACAGCAGTTGACACGGCTCCAACGCTAGTTGACATTGACATTGAATCAGAAGTTCAATACCAAACTAGCAAATACATTGCCTATTCTAACACATATGATGGTTATGTCAAGACATCAACTGACAGCATCACTTGGACCTATGCTGACATTGATCCACAAATAATACCTGGTAGCCTAAGTTATAGTCGTGGTGATAATAGTGATATTGGCACATTTAAGACTCTGGACTTTTGGTATTACAACGCAGATAGTTCAACAGGCAGTAAATTTGCATTTACGCAATCTGCCACTAGATACATTAGTTTTGGTACAGGGTCAACCAACTACCTAGAAATACAAAACGTCAGTGGTGTCAGCACAAGTAATTTGTCTATCACTGAAACTTCCATACTACCACTAAACACTTGGACACACATACGTCTCAGCATTGATAGTTCAAATGCTAGTTTGTATGTTGGCGGCACAAGAAAAGCCACTACTACTACTTGGTTAGGTGGTGTCACTGCACCTCTAAAGATTGGCGGTGCAACATCGCCAGCGCCAGTGCAGTATGCCGCGCAGTTTGATGAAATATTCATAACGGATCAATTAATTACTGCGCCTAGTTTAACATCATTCTCAGTGCCCACACAGGCATGGAATAATTCTAGTACAGACGTAGATTTACTATTGCACTTCAACACTGACTTTGCAGATGATACTGCATTCTTTGTTGACCCAAGTGCCTCACTCAGTTCCACTGCTAGTCTTACTGCTAGCCTAACAGGCACCAAAACATTTGCCAGTGCAATGGCAAGTCAGTCAACATTGACAGCAGTGATTGGCAAGTTGAATGAAATTGTGTTGACTGCATTTAACAATGCCTCACTAACCACTGCTATCAGCAAGACCACTGGCTTTGCATCTAGTCAGTCAGCGGCATTTAGTATCAGTGCTGTCAACGCAAGAACAAGAGACGCTGCCTCAGCACAAAGCAGTGAGTTCAGTCAAGCATTGACATTTGATAGATTTAGAACTGGCAGTTCAACTATTGCCAGTGAGTTTACACAATCAACCACTGCGGTAAAAACCACAAGTGTAGTTTCTAATAACAGCAGTGAGTTCGCACAATCAACCTCTGTAATAAAAACTGCTGAAGCCACACTATCATTGACAAGTGCATTTACGCCTGTTGTCACAGCATTGGCTACCAAGAACGGTGAGATAATTTTACAGACTGCGGCAACATTCGCAGCCGCTAGTTCTAGAACACGTGGCTTAACAGCAGGTATCACCAGCACAAGCACATTGAGTCTAGAAGTCACAAGAATAAGACCTGGCGCTAGTTCATTAACCAGCCAATTTGCAGTTGATGCATCACCAACTGGCACAATATTTGCTGCCGCTTTATTCACAAGTGAATTCACACAAACTGCTGCCGTCCAGCGTAATAGATTTGGTGAGGCAGCATTTAGCAGTGTGTTCCAACAGAACACCAACACACAAGATAGTTTGGCTCGTCAAGGCAGTGCCTCATTGAGTGTATCTACTGCATTGTCAGCAGTGAATACTAGAGTTAGATTTGCTACCATAAACACTGAAGCCATATTCAGTGAGTTGGTAGTCACCGCAGTCAGTGCCAGTGCAGTCACAGCAATGGCAGTCACTGCCACAATGGCAATTACTGCAACACGCACAAGAGGTCATGATAGCGCAATTACTGCCACTGCCGCATTGAGTGTACCAGGTGAAAGAATAACAGCAAGTGCTCAAGCCGCATTAAGTGTTCAAGCCGCAATATCAATTGAAGGCACAACTAATATTACTGGTGAGGCAGACTTAGCTGTCAATACCACATTAACAGCATTGGGTCAGAGAGGTAGAGAAATTGTATTGGTTGCCTTTGGCAATGCCGCATTAACTACCACTGCCGCTCGCACTCGCACCGCTGCCAGCACAATGTCAGTGGTTGCCACAATGTCAATGAGCATTACCAAATTGGTGACGACATCAGCCACATTGGTTAGCACCGCCTCATTCACTGCCGCGGGCACACGACAACGCAATGCCACTGCCACGCTGATTGCCAATGGCGGCGTATTGGTAGTGGGCAAGGTAATCAAAGTAGACACCTATGTCTATGAAATACCCTCAGAAACTCGCATACATATTATTGCCAGCGAAACACGCAAGTACACAATCAGAAGCGAAACTCGCAAACATACAATTAGGAGAGCATAATGGCTACACAACGATCAGGTTTTACCCAAACCATACAAGGGCTAACCATTGAAAAAGACACAGAAGCACAACTGATCTACACCTTTGATTGGGTCAATTGGTTGCCCACTGGGGATTCAATCAGCACAGCCAGTTATGCCATAACTGCTCGTGCTAATGATCCTGATCCCCTAATCAAGGTATCACAGGGCCTGTCAGGTACCAGTAGCTACGTGGAACTTTCAAATGGACAAGAAGGCAAAACTTATACCGTGACTTGCACCATAACCACTGCCAATGCACTTACGGATCGTAGAAACTTCCGTGTCAAGATACTAGCGAGATCAGCATGACACTAAAAGAACTTGCCAAAGAAATTGAAATAATCAAAAGCAATCACTTGGCTCATATGGCTGAGGATATTGATCGTGTGGAGATGAAGGTGGAGAAGATGGATACCAGAGTGTGGGCCATCTTGCTATTGTTGGTAGGTGCAGTGGTATTGCCAGCGGTAGTAGAGTTCGTGCAGAAGATTTAAGACTCATCTAGATAAATCAGTCAAAAATATCGCGGTTGTTGACTTCAACAACGGCGATTTTTTATGGGCTCAAAACAATATTTTGTATTTGTTGATTGACTAATACCAACACCAGTCCCCAACCACATTTGATTGTGATTTAAGACTCATATTTTAAATATGGTATGAACGATGAAGAATACCAACTCAAACTCAGCCAAGTGGCAGAATTTACCATACCAGAAGTCAACGGTGCGGGCAATGCCAAAACTGCCAAGCGTGGACGAAAGAGCACAGAAGAGCAGTATCAACTAGAACACGAACAGGTGTTCCTTGATTTGTTTGACGGCAAGAACCCAACTATACAGCCAGTACTAACCAAAGTCAAAATACAGGCCTGCGTGTGCGATGACTGCGGCAAGTATTGCGAACACGGACGACACACAGAAAAAACCAAATATCTAAGCAGTCGTCCTCATTGGCGGAGTCGTTGTTTGACCTGTGGCATGAACCAAAATCCCAATACAGGTGAGTGGAATTTAAGCAATAAGGATGCCAGTGCTCATTGGGCCAATTGGCTGCGTAAGACTGGTCCTATACCTTATGTTTACAAACAGCGAAAAACAATCACAATTACACCTGAATTAAATCAAGACAACTAAATAATATTAGCAGAGACAATTCCGTTATCTTACTCCATAAGATGGTTGCTGTCACACTAAAGAGTTTTTCTATTGCCATTGAAAAACCGCTCTGTTAGAAACCCACTCTTTAGTGGGTTTCGTCTTGAGTGCAAGCCACATTTAATCATGATGGTTTATTATATGCTAAATACTTGCGACAGGCAAATCACTTAGGCAGTTTGGCAAATTCCATTTTATTTTACTAGGCAATTATGTTTACACAAGGTTGGCGGGCCGTTTAAATATTCCGCTGGTGAATCCGTTCTGATGTGTGACGGTAGCCAATCCTAGAGTAGCACTAGGGCTTTTATGCACTACCCCTGAAACACAGGGATGCCTAAACAATGCCCCTCTGTGGTAATAATGTTTGCATAATCGTAATGGTTGAAATAGAACGCTATTTAAAAGTGAGAAGGACGACAACTGAAATACTGCCTTCAAACAACAAGACGACTGATCCAATGGTTGCTTGTTGTTGCGTATGAACTGCACTTAAAAAGGAGATAGCAAAACCTACCTTTGCCCATTTGGGTTGTGTAATTGGATCTGATGTGATGGCGAATGCCTCATTGTTTAACGCCTTAAACAGGCGTTGATCTGATGCTCCAGTGAATACTTCAACAACAATAATATATCATGTGTCGTTGAACGAAGCGAAGCGAAATACGAAATCGCGGAAGCGATTGAGTTGATGTCTTTAGACATCATTAATACTAAGGAATAAATGATATGTGGATTTACAATAATAAAGAGGTTATAGCTCTTCCTGATGATGTGATTGGTTTTGTTTATATCATAACACATACCACCACTGGTAAACGATACATTGGCAAGAAGTTGGCCAAGTTCAAACGAACACGAACAAAAACTATTACACAAAAAAATGGCAAACGAGTAAAACGAAAAATTGTTTCATATGTGGATAGTGATTGGCGGACATATTGGGGTTCGTGTGAACAACTAACCACTGACATGGCCATATTGGGAGTGAGCAAGTTCACGAGAGAAATAATCCGTTTGTGCTACTCCAAAGCTGAGTGTTCATATTGGGAAGCCAAAGAACAATTTTACAATGGCGTACTTGAGAGCAATGAGTGGTATAATGGACAAATCTCAGTGAGGGTGCATAAAAGCCATATTGTGGCAAAAACACCACAAATTGGCACTGCCAAAACCGCAGTTGACACAACCCACACATAATGCTATAATACATTATGAACTGCAAAAAGCACAACGCATTTTGGTTCATATTAAATGGAATATGAAATGTGTGATTTAATTACAGCAAGCAATCTCAAATTGCAAAATATCAAAATTGATTTGCAAACCAAAGGCAGTTATGATGATCGTTTTACACACGAGAAAATAACTGAACTGCCAACATTACCGTTTTATTTTAGCAATAATACATTTCGCCACAAGCCCACTCATTCTCAAAGTCGTTTCTCAAGCAACGACGAGATTGTGAACACATTCAAACAAAAGTGCCGTGATGAGGGTAATTATTGGGGCAAAACTGCTGACGCATTTTGGGGCACCGTTGAAACTCGTATTACATACCATACTACTACAAAACGTCGTATTCGCGATGAGAGAGAACATAGTTTACACATTTGGTATGAGCAGGATTTGGAAAACGAAATACGCAAAGCCATTGACAAAGTAAATGCCAAATATGTTAAAAAGTTTGTGAACCACATTGACAACAAAATCCAAATGGCTGACCCATTTTATGCTTGGGTCAAAAGCAAATAAATTGGAGTGCCAAATGGGCTTGACACAAAAGCCCATTTGTTGTATAATACACTATGAACTGCAAAAAGCATGGTGCAATTTGGTTCATATATGAAATGGAGTTTTGAAATGGTAAAATTTAAGCGTGGCGACGCTATTGGATTTGGCAGTCGCGAAATGGATATAAATGATTTGAGATTTGGGCAAGTTATCAAAGTCACTGACAGCGAAATTGTATGTTGGACTGACATTGATGGCGGCAATGACGAATACTCATTTAAGCAACTGAAATCAGGCCGTTGGATCATGCGTAATGAGAGAGGCGATGATCCAAAAAATCGTTTGCACTTGCGACACTTGACGGGCAAACAACTAAATGAATGCCGTGAGCATATTGCTGAAAACTATGCGGACTTGCCACTGCCACAAGCAGTTAAACGAGTGCGAGTAATGGCCTAAATTGGTAAAAGTGGCGCTTGACTGAGTGCCACTTTTCATATATAATAATACTATGATGACAGCACATCGCATACATCATATTTTTTGAAATGGACTTTTGAAATGATAGTACGACACTACACACATCCTGAGCACATTAGTCGCATTCGTGAGAGCGGACTAATTATGACGGAGTGCCACAATTTGGGTCCCGCAACTGACCCATTCAATCAAGCACAATACAAAGCCCAGGGCGGATTGTTGGTTTGGCTCACTGAAGAGCTTCACGCATATAATTCAGTACGAGTTGGCAATGAGCATATTGGCTTTGAGTTTGATACTGCGACTACACCCAATTTGGAACGATGGTGTCATCTCAAAAATCGTCGTCGTGCCATGTGGACAAAACAACAACGGCGCATGATTGAACTAATGGAGTTTACAGCTCGCAATTTTGGTGATGACCCAAATCGTTGGTGGGTAAGTGCCAAGCCCATCAGTCTCCAACATTGTGTCAATTTAGACGCATTGACCAGTTATCGTCGCCCGCCTGGCAAAACATATGAGCAGTGGATTGCGGCACGACGCAATTGGATGATGACAAATCCAGACAAGTATTGGAGAACACTTTACGCAAACTCACGACAGCCAACTCGTGATGAACTTGAATATGCACTATAAATGGAGAATGAAATGAAACGAACAAACACAACTACACAGCCTCAAACTACGCCAGTGTCATTGGGGCAATTATTAAAATCCAAACCCATTGAGACTGAACAACTTTATCAATGGATCAAAACTGGCGTTCAAAATAAACAAAATGGAGAAATGAAATGAAACGAACAAACACAACACAAACGGTTGCAAGTGCCGCTGAGATGCGAGAACTTGTCAACTTGGACATTGTTAAACCATACAATGTTGGCGTCACTTGGACATCATACGAGGGTGCCCCATTTGGCTGTCATATCCGTTGGAACGATGAGGGCTATGCTTCAATTCGCGGCAGTGCCTGGGAAGCGGACATTATTCGTTCTTGGATTCAAGAGCAAATCCATTCTGACAACGATTGAGCAAACGGCTGATTGACTTCAGCCCTGTTCAGTGCTATACTATTAACTTATTAACAGCACACAGAAAGGTGCAAAATGACTTACTATGTAGATTACCTAGATAAAGATCCAACAACTTTATCTGACAAAGAACGCCGTCAGGCAATTTCTAAACATTACACATCAATTTCTACCATTGTAGATAACTTTGTCAATAAGAAACTTTCTAAGAGAGGTTTGATTGTAAATGGTCCTGCTGGTGGCGGCAAGACAGAGGTAGTGCGCCAGAGTTTAGACAGCATTGGTGCCAACTATCATTTACTCAAAGGCACCTTGAGTGCCCCTGAATTGTTTATTCGTATTCATAATCACGCCAAACAATCTAATCAGATTTTGGTTATTGACGACACAGATATCTGTTTTGACGATGTAGAAATGAGCGATATTCTCAAAGCCGCATTGGACCCTAATTCAGGTGATATGTATTATGGCAAACGCAGTCATTATCTTATGGCTCAGAATGTTCCATTAGAGTTTAAATGTGAGGGCCGTATTATTCTTATTACCAACAAGCCCTTGAAAATGAATTATAGTCATAATATGACAGCAAAAACTCAACAACGAGTAAAACCTGTATTAGATAGATGTTTATATGTGCCAGCAGGTTTAGATCCAGCTTGGACTGCCGTGGCTATGCAACTATTACATCAAGTTGGGCGTGTTCGTATCTTGGCTGAATCAGGTTTGCCAAAAGAACAACAAGATGAGATTATTGAATTCGTTATTGCAAACCATAAACGATTCAATGGATTAACATTTCGCACCATACATACCTGTGTTGATATGATGCGAATGGACATCAACAACTGGCGTGATTTGGTTATTATGAGTGAGGGCAAATAATGGACTTTTTATCTACACCTTTGCCTGTAAACACCAATGCCAAAATTATTGATGTTGCAAAAACGCAAACTCATAATTATATGAAATATATTCATCGTCCAACTCAGATTATCTACAAAGGAAAATCTGTAGAACAATGGGCAAAGATACATAATATTTCCATTGATGCTGTGCGTCGCCAGTTTTCTAAACATAAACATCTTGACTATGTAGAAAAAACAGATGACACTTGGAAGAAAAAATATCAAGGTAAAACATATCAACAATGGGCAGACAAACTTGGTGTTAGTTGGGTCTGCATCAATGAAAATATAAAGAGAAATGGACACTTATCAGACATTGGTAAAAAAGAATTCAAAAGAGTTTTTGTCTGTCCATTTGGTAAGTTTTCAACCATTCGTGAAATGAGCAAGGCTGTTAATCTAAGTTATGATTCCTGTTATAATAGAATACGCAATAGTAATTTGCCAGATTGGTATGAGGTAATATGAAAACTCTAGTCACCTTAGCCGTGGCTGTCATCCTCTCAGGATGCGGCACTTACGGCGAACCTCTAATACTAGCCGCTTGGTATGACAGCAGAGATCCGTGTCAGAAGCAGAATTGGCGCAACGGAGCACCGCCCAACTTCTGTGGTGCAACATCAGGCAGAACCTACATATACCCCAAGAACGGGCCCGCAGTGGGCTATATTGGCAAGTGAAATATTTATGTTTTTTGAATCCGTGCTAAATATACGATAGAGGAAAACACATATGCCACGAGCAGGACCCCGCCCACACGTTTGGAAAGTACAAGGTGAAATACCACACAACCAGTATCTGGCTTGGCTCAAAATGAAAGCACAAGCAGACTTTCGCGGCGAACCGTGGCACTTTACATTTGAAGACTTTCAAAGTGTTTGGGGCGCATTGTGGAATCGTAGAGGCAGAGGCAGAGACGACTACTGCCTCACTAGAAGCAATATACATGAACCGTGGCAAGTGAGCAATGTAGAATGTATTCCCCGCATAGATCATCTAAGACGCAGTCAACAACGCAAAAAGGAAATGAGACAAAATGGCAAATACACAAGACGGACTCATACTCTGTGAACACATCACACAAGTATTAAACGACATAATCACCAAAACGGGCAAGCAAATTGACAAAGACGAGCCCAAGATATGGGATGACTTTCTACATGAAATCAACAACGATGAGTGGGAATCCATGTTCATGGCATTCAAAACTATGATAGAACAACACAAGATACATCTCACGCATCACCAACAACGCAAGTTTGACGAAGCTTACATCACATTTCAAAAGGACAAATTGAAACGTGAACGGTGCATGGATATCCGCAACAGATTCATGAACACAAAAACTCTGGCTTGGGGCATGATTATGACCATTCGCGAAGTGGTTAATCAAGTGAACAAGGTGGACATCCCCAACGTGGACAAGCCCCTAGTACCACAACCCAAGCCACATCAACCTGGCAAGCGCCGCAAAATAAATGTTCACGCCACCTTTGAGATTTGGGAAGATCTGTTTGATGTCAAGTAATTACACACTACATCAACAGGATTGTTTAGAGTGGATGAAGACACAACTAGATGACTCAGTAGACATCTGCGTGTCAAGCCCACCCTACAACATTGGCATTGGCTACAACAAATACAAAGACAAACGCAAAGACTATCTTGCGTGGCAACAAGCTGTATGGCAAGAAGCCTGTCGTATACTCAAACCCACTGGACACCTGTTCTTAAACATAGCACCTACTAAGAAGGAACCATTCCTGCCCTATCTAGTTGCAGCCAATGTGCCTTGGCGTGTGCAGAATCAAATCATATGGGCCAAGAGCATTGAGTTCAAGGGACACATACACGGCCGTAGCACCGTGAACATCAACAGCCAATATGCTTTGCCCAACGGTTGGGAAATGATTTGGCATTTCACACACAAGGGCAAGACACCAATCAGTCTCAGTCAATCTGCAGTGCCCTATCGTCCTGAGTATGCAGAAGCCAATACTGCCAACACAGGCCGTACACATCGCCCCACTACCACCTGCTGGCACATTGGTTATGAAACAACGGGTTCATGGGGACAAGCGTCATCCGCTGTGAAAGGCACCACAAAACATCCTGCTATCTTTCCCCGTGAACTGGTGCGTCATTGCCTTAATGTTGCGGGAGCACAACCTGGACACACGGTATTTGATCCATTTGCAGGCACTGGCACCACCATGTTGGTTGCCAAAGAAATGTCAATTGACTCAATAGGCTGTGAAATAGATCCTGCTTATGCTCAATTCATTCACCAACGATTGCAATAAGTAAATGTATGCTTGACGCTAATTTTGATCCCTATTTGGAATTACAAGAAACCAAAGTAGAACTACTGAGGCAACAAAGAACACTAAGGCAAGTGTGCATAGCACACAACCATAATCAAGAAATGCTGAATGATTTAGTCAAACAACATGAGCAATTAGTCAACTTGGTTAAAAGTACACGCCATCAGATGCTACTAATGAGAGACGAACTCAATCAGGCTAGACGCGAACAGGCACTAGAAAAAATCAATAATAACCACGTTTGATTTAGAGTGTATAAATAATGGCATGGACACCATAGTTGATAGTGGAGCCTTTACTCTACACCCACCACAAATACAAAAACAAGAATACTCAGAAGTCATCCCTCTAGAGACTGCTGAACCACGAGATCCTTCAAAGCCTGGACCCAAACCCAAACAACTAGTGGCAGTTGAAGTGTGGGGCTATGAAGTGGGACGTGGCAATCGCAAACGAGTGGTTGCTCCACAAGATGTCTACGAACTGGCGGCAATAGGCTGTAATGACAGCGAGATAGCCCGTTGGTTTGATGTGGCTGAAACCACCTTAAAACATAATTTTAGTGATATTCTAGCAAAAGGACGTGAGGATGTCAAAATGAGTCTTAGACGTGCCATGCTGAAGAATGCCTTGAGTGGCAATGCAGTCATGCAGATATGGCTGTCAAAAAATATGCTGGGCTTTCAAGACAATCCAACCAACACTGATGAACGCAAACCATTGCCGTGGAGTGATGAGTAATGCCGCTTAGTGCGGCACAAGACACCGTTGCCCGTGACAGCACTCGCTTTCGTGTGGTAGTGGCAGGCAGAAGATTTGGCAAGACTCACCTCAGCATACGTGAACTCTGCTATCACGCTCGCGACCCTGACAAAGAAGTGTGGTATGTGGCACCCACTTACAAGATGGCACGACAAATTGTTTGGCGTAAGTTAAAGAACAAACTGCAAGACCTAAACTGGATAACAAAAACAAATGAAACAGAACTCACTATTACGCTTCGCAATGGCAGTACTATCAGCCTTAAAGGCGCTGACAATTATGATAGTCTACGTGGCGTTGGGCTTGACTTTATTGTGCTTGATGAGTTTGCAGATATTGATCCTGAAGCTTGGTATGAAACACTCAGGCCCACACTATCAGACAAGCAAGGCCGTGCTCTTTTTATTGGCACTCCTAAGGGCATTGGGAATTGGGCCTACGACATCTATCAAAACACACTAGACAATCCCACTTGGAAGAGTTATAGTTTTACCACAATAGAAGGTGGCCAGGTGCCCGCTGAAGAAGTTGATGCCGCTAGACTGGATCTTGATGAAAGAACCTTCCGCCAAGAATACCTTGCTACATTTGAAACATTCTCAGGTAGAATATATTACGGTTTTGATCGTGCAGCCAATGTGCGTAAATACGAGGGCACAACACCTGATGTGGTCTATGTGGGTATGGACTTTAACATTGACCCAATGAGTGCTGTGGTTGCAGTCAGGATGGGAGATACCCTACATATCATAGATGAAGTTAGGCTGTTTAGTTCCAACACTCAAGAGATGGTTAATGAACTTAAACAACGCTTCCCTAAAACTCGCATTTGGGCTTATCCAGATCCTGCAGGCAATCAACGCAAGACATCAGCAGGTGGACAGACTGACATCATGATATTGACTAATGCTGGCTTTGTGGTTAAGGCACCAAGAAGCCACACACCAGTACGTGATAGGATCAATGCTGTCAACAGCCGTTTGTGTTCTAGCAGTGGTATAAGACACCTGTTTGTGGATCCTAAGTGTAAATATACAATAGAAGGACTTGAACGACAGGTCTACAAAGAAGGCTCAAGCCAACCTGACAAAGATTCTGGCTACGATCATATGAATGATGCATTGGGGTATATGGTTGATTACTTGTTCCCAGTGCGAAGAGATATAGATCCTGAACTGCTGATACCACAGCGTTGGGGACACAAAATAGGATGAAACTAAATGAATGTCATTGACACGCTATCAACAGAACTTAGAACCCTACTACAGGGCAATCTACTCTACGAAACTTATATTTCACAATGGGAATACCTACTGGAATCATATGTTGGTGGCAGTGAATATCAAGACGCCAGCCACCTAACACGCTATCAACTAGAAACAGATATAGAGTATAGTGCTAGACTGAAAACAACCCCATTAGAAAATCATTGTCAGTCAGTGATATCAGTTTACAATTCATTCTTGTTCCGTGAAGAACCCAAGCGAGAGTTTGGTTCAATTGAATATATGCTAGAACTAGAAGACTTCCTCAAGGATGCAGACTTTGATGGCAGAAGTCTCAACGCATTCATGAAGGATGTTGCCACATGGAGTTCAGTGTTTGGCATGGCATGGATCATGGTGAGCAAGCCTAACGTGGGTGCTGTGACTCTAGCAGATGAACAAGCACAGGGTGTTCGCCCTTATCTAAGCCTATTGACACCTATGGTAGTATTAGATTGGCAGTATGCTCGTGATCCAAGTGGACGTATGCGTCTTTCATATCTACGCTATCTAGAAGAAACCACTGGGGATCTTAGAACGGTAAAAGTTTGGACACCTGAACTAATCACCACCACCGTGATGGATGTGAACAAAGATGTTATTACAGAAATCATTGAAGAAGTCAACGGCTTGGGTATGATACCAGCGGTGTGTGCCTACAATGGCAGAAGCATCATACGTGGCTTTGGCGTCAGTGATATTGCTGATATTGCCAACCAACAAAAGTTTATCTACAACGCCACCTCAGAAGTAGAGCAAAGCATCAGAATGGACAGCCACCCCAGTCTTGTTAAGACACCTGAAACTCAAGCAGGTGTTGGTGCTGGCGCTATCATTCATATGCCAGAGAATCTGGACCCAGGCTTGAAGCCCTATGTGTTAGACTTTGCTGGCGCCAATGTATCATCAATCTACGAAGCAATCAATCATGCCATAAGCTCAATTGACAAGATGGCTAACACTGGTGCAGTTCGTGCTACTGAATCAAAGGTTATGAGCGGTGTTGCCATGCAGACAGAGTTTCAATTGCTTAACGCTCGCCTAAGTGAGAAGGCAGACAACCTAGAGTTGGCAGAAGAACAGATGTGGAAGATATGGTGCAAGTATATGGGCACCACTTGGGATGGCAGCATTGACTATCCTGGCAGCTTCAACATCCGTGATACACAACAAGAAATTACACAACTACAAAGTGCCAAGAACACTGCCACTGACCCTGTGGTCCTACGCAAGATAGATGAACATATTCTAGAGTGGATGGGTGAAGAATACACTGACTTACCATTCATTGATCCTAATCCACAGCCAGGTAGAACATACCCTGACGGTGAACCTATTGCTGATTCATTGCCCAATGCCTATCAAGACTCTGCTAACCCAGAAGTTCCTGAAGGTGAAAACTGCGGCAATTGTGAATACTACAAGCCAGGCGAATTATACTGCACCAAGTTTGATGCACCAGTTAGAGCAGTCTACTGGTGTGCCAAGTGGGAACCAATGGAGAATGAACAATGAGAGCACTACCCCTAAGAGGTTCAAGAACTGAAAAGAACAAGAAGCGTCCCAAGCCCCCAAAGCGTAAGGGCTATTGATGCAGGTTAAGGTAGTAGACAAAGTGTCAGGTAGTGTAAGATATATTCAAGCTGACGCTAGACTCTACAACAATCATCTAAAGGCAAAGCAACGCAATTTAGATAAAAGAAAACAGAACAATCCTGGGAGCGAATCCAAGGTAATCGTCAATATGATGGCTGAAGACGATGTCAAACAATAAATATGCTACTATACTCTTAAAGGGAGGCGATGCACAATGTCAGATAATACATTGGTAAACGATAAGGCAACTGACGCCACAGACGTTAATTCTGAAAGCCAGGCACCAGCGACTAAAACTTATACGCAACAAGAAGTAGACAACATGATGGCCCGTATGAAAGGCTCATTGGAAAAGAAACTTCTCAAGCCATACGAAGACTTGGGTGATCCTGATGAACTCCGTGCTTTACGCACAGAAGCTGAAAGGCGTCAACAGGAACAACAGGTAAAGAAGGGTGAGTTTGAAACGGTAATTAAAGAATTAGCCGCTAAGAAGGATGCTGAAATCCAAAAGCGAGATTCAATCATTAAAGAATACAAAGTGAATGTGCCTATTCTATCTGCCGCAGCCAAATACAATGCTGTCAATGCGGATCAAGTTAAAGCACTATTATCAAACAATGTTAGACTTAATGAAAGTGGTGATGTGGAAGTGGTGGATGCTAAAGGCACCGTTCGTTATACGGACAAAGGTGATGCCTTGCAAGTAGAAGATTTAGTCAAAGAATTCCTAGACTCAAATCCTCATTTTAAATTAGCAAACCCAACAACCGCCAACACCAAATCAAACATTAGCCAACCCGCTGGTGCCAAGATTGATATCTCTAAATTGGATATGAGAAATCCTGAACATAGAAAACAATATGCCCAACAACGTGGGCGTTGAATTACATCATATCTAAAGGAGATTTAAGATGGCTTTCGTACAAAATGACACAACCGTAAATAGTGAATTATTTACAAACCTATTGGCAGACGCTCAGTTTGCCGCATTTGAAAACTCAATCGCACGTCAAATCGTGACTGCATTTGATTTTCCAAGCAACGCTGGTAAAGTTCTTCAAGTGCCAGTTTACTCTTCTATCACTGCAGAAGCATTGACAGAAGGCACTGCACCTGACGCAATTGGTACCAACACAACTTCCGCTAGCATTACCGTGGCAGAAATTGGAACATACTTCCAAGTGACAGATCACTTACGTGACTCTGCAGAGCGCAATGTTATTGCTGACCTAGGCTTGGCTGCTGGCCGTGCTATTGCTGAAAAGATGGACGAGGGTGTATTTGCTTTGTTCAACTCATTCTCAGCTTCAGTTGGCACACAAGACTCAGCTATCACGGTTGACAACCTATTTGACGCTATTGCAACACTACGTCAATCCAAAGTAAGCGGACCATTGTTTGCAGTTGTTGGTCCACGTCAAGCACTACAACTAAAGAAAGCATTGTATAACGCAGGTGGCACCGTTGCTACTGCTAGTTCATTGGGTTCTGCAGTATTAGAGCGTGGCTTCATTGGCACAATTGGTGGCTGCACAATATTTGAAAGTTCTTTAGTTAAGAGCGATCTAGACACAGACGCTGACTCTGAGTTGAATATGGTTGGTGCAGTATTTGCTGCCACAGCATTGGGTCACGCAATGCGTGGTGGTGTTGTTATGGAAACTCAGCGCCAGGCTGCAAAGCGTGCCACTGACATTATGATGAGTGCTGTTGTTGGACAAGCAATTCTACAAAATAGCCATGGTGTTAAGATTGTTGGTTCTTTAACTGACTAATAGGAGAATTAAAAATGGCCTTCGTATCTGAATCAGGAACCGTAATAAGTTTCGCAGAATTTCAAGATGTTGTGGATAAAGATACACGTATCTTTGAAGCAAATGAGGGCCTTTCTGATGACGTCATTGACAAAGCACTAGTTAGAAGCACTGAAAAGATTCTAGCACGCCTACGCAATACACAATGGTGGAGGAGTTATTACCTAAGACGTAATGACTCCACTATTATTAACTCTGTGGCAGATATCCCCGCACTGAATGTAAACAAGATTGACGCACGTCAGTCTGACTTTACAGACTTATGTGTGTATACTGCATTGAGTGAAATTGTGTTGCCTGGTGTTGCAGACTTTTCAAATGCTGATAGTGCTGAACGTCAGAAGATGGCTTACTATGAACAAAGAGCTAGCTTTTTGTTTGATGAGTTAGTCACTGCTGGCGACTGGTATGACTTTGACAACGACGGTACCGTTGAAAGTTTAGAGAAACAACCAGGACAAGTTAATCTAAAGAGAGTGAGATGAGAACAGAAGTTTTAGAATACATTCAAACCCTGGACATTGGTGGCTACAACGTCAGCAATGAATTACCATGGAGCGAAAGTGGAACAGAACTTTATGTGAAAAACCTGAAGAAGATTTATGTTGACATAGATCAAATTCAAGTGGACCCTCAGATACTCACACTTGATGGCACAAACATCAACAATGAGATTACCATCATCAGAATCTTCCTTGCCAACGATGCTAAACAAGTACCAGCAAATTATAGTGATATTATAAATGAATTGAAG